GTTTTGATGATGAAACCAAGCAAGCATTTATGGAACTTTATGACAAAATTGATGTTAATTTTGTAATGCCTACCGAAGAGCAACAAAAACAATCTCTTGACTCTCACAACTTTTCCTGATATAATAAACTATGACTAATTCATGGTCCTTGATTTATGATGAAATTTTAAAAATGGATGAATATACTAATACAAACTTTGACTCAAAAATGTCTTGGATAGCAGGAACAGATGATCATGATTTTTTTATTAATTCTGATCCTGATGCCATCTATACATCTTCAACTCCTTGGAAATATAATGAAGAAGAGATCGTAAAAGAACTTCTTGACTATATTAGAGGAACTTATAAGCAACACTATGCTGCTAACGATCAAAATCTCCAAACTTTAGATTTTATTGAAGCAGCACATAATGATGGTGAAGCATGTTCTAGAGATAATATTATGAAATATGTATCTCGATACGACAAGAAAGGTACGCCACGTCGTGATATACTTAAGATCCTTCACTATGCTGTTCTTCTGATGCATTTTAATGATAAGAATGCAAAACGTGAAATCTACCCTCAATAATAATGAAACTCAAAGAACAAACTATGAAACTATCTGATAAAACTCTTTCTGTACTCAAGAACTTTTCTGCCATTAACCAATCTATTTTGTTTAAGGAAGGAAAGTCTCTTCGGACTATCTCTGTGATGAAGAATATTCTCGCAGAGGCAGAAGTTGAGGAAGATTTTCCAAAGGATTTTGGGATCTATGATCTGAACCAATTCCTGCAAAACATCGACCTTCATCAGAATCCTGAACTTGATTTCAAGACTGATGAGTATGTGATGATTAAAGAAGGTAAGTCTCGCTCTAAGTATTTCTTTGCTGATGCGAATGTTATTGTAACTCCTCCTGATAAATCAATCACTCTTCCTAGTCAAGATGTTTGCTTTGTTCTTTCTACTGAACAACTTGCAAAAGTTATTAAAGCAGCAGCAGTTCTTCAACTACCTGACCTTTCTGTTATTGGTAGTGGTGGTCTTGTGAAATTGGTTGCAAGAGATAAAAGGAATGATACATCTAATGATTTCTCCATTGTTGTGGGTGAATCTGATGATATATTCACTTTCAACTTCAAGGTCGAAAACATGAAGATTCTTCCTGGTTCTTATGAAGTTGTTATTTCTAAGCAACTTCTTTCGCGATTTCAGAGTAAAGACCACAAACTTACGTATTACATTGCACTTGAACCCGATTCTTCTTTTGAATGAAAGCATTAACTGTAATGAGAGTTATGGGCAGCATCATGGTTATTGCTGCTTATTTTGTAGTACTGCATGTTAATTTGACTGCTGGGGTCATTATGAATACAATTGCAGATACAATCTCAATCCCATTCTTTGTGAGAACAAAATCATGGGACATCGTAATCATGCTAGGATTTCTCTTAGCAATTAGTTTTAGTAAACTTTTAACATGAAAAATTGGAAAGAAATATACGGTAATCTTCCTGATACTGAAAAGGATAAGATTGCCGTTCTTCGTGTAATGGAATGTACCAATGGTATTATTCAGCATTCATTTCGAGACAAAGAAGAATGGGCATTGCCTATTGAAGAAACTCGAAAGGCAATGAAGTTTAGTATGTCTTGTATGAAAAACTTGGCAATTCCTTTGAAGGATGAGACCATTACATTTGAACCTGAGACACAAGAACTTCTTCGTGAAGCACGTAACTATTACATTAGTGGTGTGAAGAATGGAAATGATGAAGACTTTGCTGAGTTCATGAAAATTTCTGAGGCAACTGCTGTCGCTGTTGGTCTTGAAAGAATTATGAATGGTGTAAAGATTTTAAAGGAGAACGTTGACGACATACCTGCTGATAAACTACACTGGGGTGTAGCGTATCTTATGCAGTTTTTTAAATGAACATCTTTGTCACTGATGAGTCTCCATGGAAATCTGCTTCTGTCCTACCAGACAAGCACATCGTCAAGATGCCCCTGGAGACCTGCCAGATGCTCTCTATAATCGCCTCAGACAAGTGGGGGCATGGTTATGGTACACTACCTAAGAAAGACGGCACACCCTATGCTACGGACAAGGGAGCATTCCGTAATCATCCATGCACCATCTGGGCAAACGAAACTCTAGCAAATTCTAGATGGTTGCTTGAGCATGGTATGGGATTATGTGAAGAGTATTTTACTCGGTATGGAAAAATCCATACTTGCTTTAAGACCCTCCTTGCTGCTGACGAAATCATTCCTTATGTAAAATGGAATAGTCATACTCCTTTTGTTCGTGCAATGCCAGACGAATATAAGTTTGATGATAGCATCACTACCATCGAAGCATACAAAATGTATATCGCATCCAAACCTTGGGTGTCTGACAACTACTTACGATTACCACATCGCAAACCTGAATGGATATGAAAACAACAATTGTGATTGATAGTGAAGGTGTATTGACTTTCCCTGAGGAACTTATAAAACAAACTGGATGGAAGGAAGGTGATGTGTTAGGATGGATCGACAACCAGGATGGTTCTTGGACTCTAACTGAAATTATTGATGATTATTGACATTGATTATAAGAAAGTAGAAGTTCCACCAGAAATTATTCGGTATTGTGATTATTTCACTCATGGTGCTGAACCTGATGAACTGAGGTATCTTGATTGTATTTACATGAATATGGGTTATTATGGTAATGATCCAGTAAATCTTGAAGAGATCAGGCAGCGTATTATCCCTATTTTTTAATTTATTATGAACAACACTGACTTTCTCTGGGTGGAATCTTACCGCCCAAAAACAATTGATGACTGTATTCTTCCTTCTCAAATAAAAAAGACTTTTAAAGACTTTCTAAATAAGGGAGAGATTCCAAATCTCTTACTTTCTGGTCCTCCAGGTATTGGTAAGACCACAGTAGCAAAGGCACTTTGTAACGAATTGGGAGTCGATTGTTATGTCATCAACGGATCTGACGAAGGACGGTTTTTGGACACGGTACGGAACCAAGCAAAGAATTTTGCATCGACCGTCTCACTTCAAGGCAATGGAAAACACAAAGTTATCATCATTGATGAAGCAGATAACACAGGGCACGACGTACAACTCTTGCTACGGGCAAATATTGAGACGTTTTATAACAACTGCAGATTCATCTTCACCTGCAATTACAAAAACAAAATCATTGAACCCCTCCACTCCAGATGTGCAGTCATTGACTTCAGCATCAAAGGAAAAGAAAAAGCAAAGATTGCTGCAGGTTTTTATCAGCGCCTTCAAGGAATTCTACAAGAAAGGCAAATTGAATATGAAGATAAAGTGCTTATTGAACTAATCAATAAGCACTTTCCTGATTGGAGACGTGTTCTTAATGAGTGCCAACGATATTCTGTAAGTGGGAAAATCGACACTGGTATTCTTGCAACTTTTTCGGATGTAGCAGTCAATGAACTGGTTAAAAACCTTAAGCAAAAGAATTTTCCCGAAGTACGTAAATGGGTTGTCAATAACCTGGATAATGATACTACTGTCCTGTTGCGTCGTATTTACGATGCTTGTTATGATTCCTTGGTTCCGAATAGTATTCCTGCTGCTGTGCTTGTCCTTGCTAAGTATCAGTATCAAATGGCATTTGTGGCTGACCAGGAAATAAACTTACTTGCCTGTTTGACTGAAATAATGGTAGAATGTCAGTTTAGTTGAGGTAAATTAAAATGATTGATGTAAAACTGCTACGAATTGTGACTGGTGAAGAAGTTGTTGCAGAACTTCTCACTGAAGATGAAACAACTGTGACTGTGCAAAATGGTCTTGTTGTACTTCCAACTGCTAATGGATCTGTTGGATTTGCTCCTTGGGCAACTGTGATTGATAGAAGTAATCCTGAGATTACAGTGTCTCGAAATCACATTGTATACATTGCTGAAGTTGATTCTGGGATTACCAAGAAGTATAATGAAGTTTATGGAAGTAAGTTGATTACTCCAGACGAAAAGAAACTTATTGTGTGATTATGAAAAAATTTAAAGCATTAGTATTCATCCGACTAAGATCACAGGTGGATGACTCTCCTGGCAATGCTGTGAGAGATGCCTGTAAGCGATTGTCAGAGTTAGACATCAAGAAACTTAGATTGGGTAAGGTCATCGACGTTTGGTTGGAAGCAGAGAGCAGAGAGTATGCTGAGAAGGAACTTGAAATGCTATCTGATAGATTTCTTGCTAATACAGTCATGGAAGACTGGGACTACGAACTAACTGAGATTGAAAGTTTCCCTCCAGGAATAGAATAATGCCACATGAATTCGACCCATGCGAAGCACCTATCGAAGGTGAAGTTGATAAATGGGGATTTACGATTAAACCTACAATTAGTGATACAGAGTGTATTTTAATTTGCCTAAGAAATGCACCTTGCGGAATTGATAAAAAACAAGCAGAACGTTTAGTAAAGAAGTTTGAGAATGGAAGGATTTAATGAACCGGGATCAAATAAGAGTTGGATGGATGATGGATTTAAAAAGTATATAACACAATATCAAATAGATAATGTAGTTTCACTTTTAAATGGTAAGTTAGAGTATGCCTCTACTTACGATAACACTGGTAAAATCACTAAAAAAATTATTATTACTTACGATGAAACAAACGAAAAAGTGTCAGGTTAAGTCCAAGTTCTACTATATCTTTTGGGGAACTGCTACAGCATCAGTTTTATTGGGGCAATTATATGTCGGAACTGGATATCGGGCAATGGCAAAAAGCACATTGAGTTTTCAAGATTACCTTGTGAAACTTTTAGATACTGCTAATACTAATACTTTCTGATGGGACTACTAAAGATTGATAAAAGCAAAATGGTGGAGGAGAAAGTTAAAACTACACCAGAAAATGTAGCAGAAGCAAATCAAGCATTGTTTCGTGCTACAATGAATCTACCTGCTGCTGCAAAGCATTGTGGCATGACTCAGAAGGAAATGAAATTGACTTTCTGGGAATTTTTGAAATATCATCCTTGTGATTATGAAAATAACGAGTTGCCTCCTATAAATAAAGGTGGTAATACTAATATTTAAAAAATGAAGTTAAAAAGATCTCAATACGATCATACTCCTCCAACTGAAGTAGAACTTGCTTGGATATCTGGAATATGGGAAGGTGAGGGATGTTGGCAGCATAAAAAGGCAAGAGATAGGTATAATCATCGGAATGGTAAAACCTACACTGCCAAACCAGAAATGCTAATGATTATCCAAATGACTGATAAAGACATTATTGATAGGATAGCAAAAATAATGGATAATAGAACTCCCACCTTTACCCATACTCCTAAAAAGAAAGCACAGGGGTGGAAACCACTTTATACTTTCTCCATCAGAGGTAAGGCTGCTGTATTATGGACTAATCTTATGAAACCATATCTTGGTAATAGGAGAATGGAGAAGATTAAAATGATTTATGAAAACATTGATACTGAACTGATATGGTTAGTTTGAAACAACTTAAAACGCCGGTGCGTTACCCTGGCGGAAAAAGTAGAGCAGTCGCCAAGATGGATCCCTATTTTCCAGACCTTAGAGACTATAAGGAATACCGAGAACCATTTCTTGGAGGGGGAAGTGTTGCAATTCATGTTACGAAAAAGTATCCACATCTAAATATTTGGGTAAATGATCTTTATCAACCACTTGTAAATTTTTGGCAGCAGTTGCAAGACGAAGGAAATATACTCAAAGAACGTCTGGTTGATCTTAAGACATCAAATAATACTCCAGAATTGGCAAGAGAATTGTTCTTACAGTCAAAGGAGAAGGTCAATGATCAGAATTTATCTGCTATTGATCGCGCTGTTTATTTCTATGTCGTTAATAAGTGCTCTTTCAGTGGGCTCACTGAAAGTTCGTCGTTCTCTCCTCAGGCGTCAACGAGTAATTTTACTCTGCGCGGAATTGAAAAACTGCCCGACTACTCTAAGATAATTAGGGATTGGAAAATAACTCACTTGTCTTATGAACAACTTCTTACCGATGATACTGAGTGTTTTACTTACTTAGATCCACCTTATGAAATTGGAAGTAGTCTTTATGGCAAGAGAGGTTCTATGCATAAAGGATTTAATCATGATCACTTTGCTATAAAGTGTGATCGGTTTGTCGGTCCTCAACTAATATCTTATAATTCATCTCAACTCATCAAAGATAGGTTTACTAACTGGAATGCTGCCGAGTTTGACCTTACTTATACTATGAGGTCTGTTGGTGAATACATGAGAGACCAGAAAGAAAGAAAAGAATTGCTATTGTTTAATTATGAAATGCGAAGTGAAATTGTATAAGGCAGGTCAAGTCTTTAATGAAAGTGTGATTGCAAGAGATTATCAGGATGCAAGAGAAGTTGCTCTTGCCCGAAATCCTGGTGCAAATGTTGTTAGTGTTACTGCTGTATTTAAATAATGGAACTGAAAGACTGGTTGAATTCAATTAATCATACCAAAGAAAATTTGATGGAAGACTCATCAAACAAAAAAGATTATCCACCTTACATTATCAACCGCTGTATGTCTGGTCATGTCGATTGTATTCTTTATGCAAACGAGATGAACATGCAACCTCATCTCTCCAAAGACATGCAGTATGCTTTTTATCTAAATAGCATCAGGAAAAAGAAAAGGTTCTCTCCTTGGATTAAAAAAAATAAAGTGAATGACATTGATGCTGTGAAACAATATTATGGTTATAGTAATGAGAAAGCAACTCAAGCTTTGAAAGTCCTAAATAATACACAACTTAATTTTATTAAACAGCGACTTGAAAAAGGTGGACAGAATGGCAGATCAAATTGTTGAAGCACAGGTGCATTGGACACCAGATATGATGATTGAGGTTACGCTTGGTGAACCTGATGATTTTTTAAAAGTAAGAGAAACTTTGACACGAATTGGAGTTGCATCTAGAAAAGAAAAGAAACTCTATCAAAGTGCTCACATTCTTCATAAGCAGGGTAGATACTACATTACTCATTTCAAAGAACTTTTTGCTCTGGATGGTAAGAGAGCAAATCTTACAGTAAACGATGTTCAAAGACGCAACCGTATTGTTAAACTCTTGTTTGATTGGGGACTGGTTGACGTTGTAAATCCAGACCTTATTGGAGACATTGCTCCTTTAAATCAAATCAAAGTTCTTCCTTATAGGGATAAGGGTGAGTGGATTTTGGAGCAGAAGTATAACATCGGTAAGAAGTCAAAACCCCAAGAGGAAGCATAAATAGTTTCGTGCTTTTCGTGCGGCACACTCTACAATCGGAACACCCGCGACCCCTTGACAGGGGTCTTTTTTTATGTTA